CCGTAAGGATCAAACTCTACTTTGTCATGCTCGCCCTCTACGACAAAGTGGCCAAACGGCAACGGCTTTGCATCACGCTCGAACCGGAGTATCACTTTTTCACCGAGCGCCTTTTGATAGTCTGCGCTCTCTTTGGTAATCGACCATTTGACGCCGGTCAGCATCCTGAGCAATGCCGCCGGATCGTTTACAAAGCAATCGTCATTGATGATCTTGTCTTTTATCGCTTGCAAATACGCCTGATAGATATCAGTCGATCCCGCCTTGATCTCTTCAGCGATATAGACGATGGATAAAAAGTAGCACCCCGCAGCGCCGATGCGTTCAAAGTCTTTTTGTGTTGCTCTCATGGCCCGTCTCCACAATCAGCGGTCATTGCCGCCTGTGCGTTTTCAGATGCCCGCCCGTTGAGGATATCCTCGGCGGCGTCGGCGTGTTCAAGGGCTTTGGTAGCCGATCCATTGACTCCAAGCTCGCGGAATGCATACGAGTGGGAACGGCTCGCCTTTACCATATGCCTTTCAACCTCAAGTATTTTTGTGATGTTCGCCGCCTTCACTTCGTCGCTCGCAAGCATCTTGATAATATTTGCCTCAAATCTCCGCATCGACCGAAGTATTTTAGCCGCTACAACGCCGACAACCGTAAGCGCTCCTGATACCACGGTACCTATCGCGGCGGTCATAATAAATTCAGGCACGGTCGTGTTCATCCAGTTGCTCCTATTTCCAGCGGCCTATTCATACAGCCCTTCGGCGTGCCAGTTGACATATCCGTAGCCGGTGGTTGCGGTATTGTTCCACTGCAGCGCCCTCAAAGTGCCAAGTGTGGCCGATCCTGCCGTAGGCAATGCCCGCACCATGTGGAAGGTGTTTCCATTTATCAAATCAAGCAAACTACCTTCCAACGTCCACCAATCAGCTACGAGGTTTATCGGCAACGTGATGTTAAACTCCCGCGACGCGCTGCTCGCGTTGCTCGTCGACACCCACGCCCTGCCCCAAACCCTCGCGTAACCGTTGCTGTACTTTTCGTAGTGGGCGTCATCCTGTGCTCCGGTGCCACCTGACTCGATTATCCCCGCGCCGATGCGGGCGTAGCGCTGGAGGGTGGCGAGATACGCGTCGCGGTCAGCTGCGGCGACGTATGCAAAATATATATTGCCGTTTAGCGATTGTGTGTAATATTGATAGTATCCGAACAGTCCGGTATCCAGCCCGCCAGCCCACGCGCCTGTATATATGTCCTCGACAAACTGGATGTCAGACACACGGAGGTATGTGACGCGGGTTGCCCCGTTGATGTCAACTATCGCATCCGCATAGTAGCTTTCAACGTCGATCTCGTCGATCTCGCTTCCCCATGTCCCAGTGTTGGTTTTTGATTTGACATATCCATCGGCCTGATCAATATAAAACGCCTTTCGGTTTCCGTTGGCGTCAAGTATATATCCCCCTGCGGCTTCGATGTCTGCGGTGACCGTTGAGGCCGCGCTCCACCCCGACGAGTAGCTCCGCTCTTCGAGGTCTGCGGTCGACGCCGCCCTGTAGCACGCATACAGGAACCCGCCATGGACGATGAATCTCAGGCCGCCGGCATTGTCAGAGGCAAGAAGCGTGCTGTGCGATACCCATGCCCCACCGGATCGTTTCAGGACAACATGGCTGGCCGTGCCGATCACCCCGTACGCCAGCAACAGGTCTCCGTTCACGTCGCGGCCATATGACGGGTTTTTGGCGTTTGACGAGACAAGCACCTCTGATCCAAAAGTCAACCCATTGCTTACTTTTTCATATAGGTCGATGGTCGTGCCGTTGTCCCAACTGTATGCGTAGCGGATTTCCGTGTCGCTTACAAAGATAACGGAGGTGGTACCGCCTGTTGCGGCATGGAGATCGGCAATCTTTGCATCGCTCCACTCACTTGTTATGTTCGCCTCGAAATCGCCGTCCATCAGGACGGCACCACCTACCCCAAGCCTGCCGATACGGGCGACGAGCAGCTCATCAGTAGCAGGTGTAGTATCAGGGGTATCCAGCCAATCGATCTTCTCATCAGCGAGTTGCACCGTGCGTTTCTGGACGCCTGAGCCTGTTTCATAACGTATCCTTCCACCGTCGGGGACGGTTATCTGATTGGCAAACAAGTCATCGATAAAAGCGGTATTGGCCGCAAGATATTGCGCCATTACCGAGCTTGATGCAAGTGTCTGGATGAACGCCGACACCGCCGACAGGACGTTGTAAAATCCGGCTTGCGCCGCAATGACCGCAAACACATCGACGCCTGAACCTATATAGTCAGCGATGTCTCCATACGGCCCTCCTGCTATCCCGCCAGCAGACTCGGCGATTGTCGCCCTGCATATGTCAGGCCATGCAAGGGACAGCATCGCCACCGAAGGAGCCGCTTGCTTGTCCCATGTAAACCCGCTCCATACATAGATGCCACGCTCGGCTTGTGTCGCTGAATACGCGGTTGCTATGTCGTTGACATTGGCAGACGCTGGCAAGCTGGCAAATGGATAGATACCTATGTATCCAGGAATTTGCGCGATGGTTTGCGGCGAATTGATTACCCCTGCCCCGGTGACAGTGATATCCCTGATGTCATAATTGGATGCACCGCTTACGTCAAACACATCTTCAACACCGATCCCGGTGGGGATAAAATATGTCCTGTTCCCCTCGCCAACAAGATTGATATTGTCGCGCATCACTATGCTTGCATGGATGTTGTAATCTCCACGGGTTAAATAGACAGTACCACCGCCTGCGTTTGTAAACACCGAATCAATGGCAGCCTGTATCGTAGTATCGTCATTGGCCATAGTTACTCCCCATCACAAAAATAGTTTGATTGCCCTGTCCATGACGACGACGCAACCAATATTACATTGTCCCGATTGTTTAGCCACTGCGCCATTCCAGCGGAAACAATCCTTGATCGCGTGCTCGTAGTCTTTGACCATGCGCCCATTGGCGGCAAACACGTTACCCGGGTACTTCCTATATTCCCTACGCTTCTGGAGAACGAGATAGACTCTATTTCAACGTCAGTATCGATAAGCTCGCACTCTGATACTTGCCCATTTATCGTGTAGCTCAAGCTTAGGTGCCATACATCGCCAATTTCATATTCGTAATGACACCCCGGTATTGCCAACCCATAAACCGGGCGTGCGTCAAATGATTTTTGAAGGTAATCACCAAGCGATTCTATCTGTTCAAGATTTATTATATACGAGTTTGATATCTCAATGGAAGATTCTCCGTTGTTTTCTATCGACTCGCTGTTTTTCCGCTCCCATTGATATGCCTCGCTGTGACATACGACTGGCATCCCGGTAATAGCCAGACCAGCAATGGCAACATTTCCCCCGGTAGCGTTGACAAGTCTCAGTATCGCGCCGTCTGGATATTCGGTAAAATTGGTATAGTCTGTTAGTGTATTATGCCCTTGTACCCTGCCATCTCTAAGCCCTACTATATCCCTTGACTTTAACTGTCTCCATCCGGTTACAACAATAGTTTCGGTGAACCTCCCGGTGTTGAAATAATTTACTATGTTTGATACAGTTTCGTTATATGCTTGATATGTTCCGCGTATCGCATCATCAACCGCGTTAAATATACCGCTTACTATTCCGCTTAGCCAACTCATCAGACTTCCTCTGATCTTGATGTAGATTCATATTCTGAATATTCAGCAATATATGTTTCGGTATTGTCCACCGCAGGGTCAGAATCTGGAATCTCTTTCCCACTGGCAACCGTTCTCGTAAAATTGCCATCGGTATCAGTAGCTGACTTTTTTAATCCTGCACTTGCACCTGCCATCCACACATTTACACGCGAGCTGCTTTTCTCTATACAGTTCCCTTTCAGGACTATTGAATTCATAACCGGGACAAGCCCGCCGGATATGGCGTTTCCGTTTGCAAGACTTCCCAGCGAGGCTTGAGCATCGTCAACAATCCCTGAATCCATGAACACTATTCCGGCAGAATCTACACGAAAGTTTCTGGCCGCGCACGCAGAAGCCATCTCCTGTAAATGGCTGATAATGTTGTCTCCCTTTTGCACCCATGCCCATGGATGGATATAAGCCACATCGTTCGTGTCTACCCCAATCCAGTCGTATGTTCCGGCTTGTCCGTCATCATATGAGATTATCCCCGATGAGCCATCTGTTGCGTTGAGTATCCACCAGTCAACTTCTCCGCCTCGCTTGAGCATTGCGCAATCGAGAGGAACATCGGTAAACCCGCCGGCGCCGGAAAGCAATACAATCCTCATCCTGTTTGACGTCGAATCTGTTACGGTGTGCGATACAGACCACCGTTCCCACCCAAGACCGCCATGAGTATATGCAGCATCGGTATATCCGGTACTTGTTGCCGCCAAAGATTCGCCACACCTGATCGTACCGACAATGGCACTCGCAGAATATATCCATATCGACGCGTTGAATACGTCTCCGATTGAAAGCGAATCTTCTCCGGCAAACGTGACGTACTGCTGAATGAGTTGCCCGTCGCTTGCGGTTAGCTTTCCGCAATATGATCCTGCAAGCATGGCCGTGGTATCACGCGCCAATGTTCCGGTCGTCAGCCATGAGTCGCCTATCGTTGCATTTTCAAATCCAGAGTTTCCCAGGTAGTTGGTAAACTCTCTCCTGGTAACAATCCGCGCAAGCTCGTGGAACAATGAGTTGATTCCGTCTTCCTGCGCCAGCTCATAATTTTCCCACTTGTACGATCGTCTTGCTGTCTTGCGCCCAAGCTCCGTCATGGCATCTTCGGCGGATATTGATATGGTAGACAATCCTCCAACGCTTGTTTGCCGTGGAAACGTTCCTTGCGGAATCATTCCGATGAATATCCGTTCAAAGTCAGGATCTCGATTTATACAGTATGTCGAAGGCAGGCCGGCCACAAGCTTTGTAATTTCAGTTTGCGACAGCGCCCGGTCATAGATGCGAAACTCTCCTATGGTGCCAAGCAACGTTTCGCCTATTGTCAATACGTTGGTTGCAGGCTTGACCATGGTCAGCCCGGCAATGGTCTCTATCAATGTTCCGTTTCTGTATATCAGAATACTTCCGGCGGTATAATTTAAAACCACCGTAACCATTGCCTGAACTCCGCTGTATCCGGTGAAAAATGTATTTGCCCCCGCCCCCTCGATGCTGTCGCCGTCCCAATAGGCAATCCTCAAGATTGCGCTGTTGGCGTCAGGGCGACGGATTGAAAAATGGTCATCTTCGGATTGAAACAAGTATTGTTCAAGCGCGCCTGATTGCTCGGTATTAACCCACGCATTGATTGTCATTATATTGGAAAATGCAAACTCCGGGATTGTAACGTGGTCGGCTACTCCATCTAACGACAGCGCCGCTCCGTTGGTTTCAGCAACCGCTTCGCATCCGCTTATCAATCCATGCAAGCAGTTCCCTGAATAATCAATCAAGGCATATCCATCAGACACGGCAGGGACTCCAGAAGAGTCAAGCAAACACACCGCATCGTATAGGTCTGGATCGTTGTCGGGTTTCTTGCGCCATTCTTCTATTTCCAGCCCTACCTTCCGCGAAAGATAATGTTGATCCGAAGTCCCATTGTATGATCCGACCTCTGGCGCAAACGTTGCGAACAAGTCAGTGTTGAATTCTCCCGACAGATTCAAAAGCGACAATGACGCGCTTGATGCCTTGTATCCGGCTGGCCTGTTGATTGAAAACGATGTCACGCAAGAAGTATTTTCTCCGTCGACATTGCATCGTGTTTTCCCGACAGCGTTTTTTTCAAAGTCCCAGAATATCTCTTCATGCCCTACGTGGGGGAATCCAGTCCGCACCTCATCGTAAGTGGCCGCTACGTCCGGGACAAGGCGGATATATTTTATGTCATATGCCCCGGTACCGACGATCATGACAGGAGTGTTTTTGATATCAGCTGATGTCAGCGTACCGAACAACATGCTGTTTCCCTGATACAGGGTAGCGGTGTCGCCATCCTGTACGTGCGTGAACCTGATCCACTGTTGCAGTTGGAGGTTGGATGCAAATACGATGTCGTCGCGCGCCAATGTTTCCACGCTCGCGCCAATACCTATATAGCTGGCAAAATAGTCTCCGGTACTTTCGTAGTACAACGCAAACCTGTCTTTGTCTGTGAGCGTGACTTCGGACGCAAATTGTACAAGCGCGGTGTCGCTTGCCACATTGTATGCAAACTTTGGTTTCGCCATTATCTGCAAGGTGAATATTGCTGGGTTGAATCCTGACAACAGATAGGTAAGCGTAGCGTTCTCGCTTAACGCAAACCGTCCTGGTACGTGTATCTGGTCAGTGGATGCAAGTTCTATGTATGCCGGAGTGCCTGATATCGGAGCATATTCTTTGCCGCGCGGATCGATGTAAAATCGAACCTCGGAATTGAAATCCTTGTCCCTGGAACTGCGCCCGGTTTCAGACAAATACTTAATCATTGCTTCCGCCTGTTGACTCGTAACTGCGTTCCATCGTACTTACAATATCCCACCACAAGCATGGCTGGTCAAGGCTGCCTCCGGCATTCGGAGGTAGCTTCATTGATCGCCATTGCTTCCACATTTGCACTGCCTCCCAAAAATCCTCGGTCGCATAATCAGGTAGCGTATTGCGCTGTACCCTGACCCCGAATTCAGGTATCGCTTCCTGTTCCGACAACAGTATTGTAGTCGGAACCGCCTTCAGCTGCCGCGCTGTTTTTTCGTCGAAATATCCTTTGCTCCAGCAGTAGAAGGCGATTCGGAGTTTTTTAGCATCTCGTGGTTGCCTCCTTGCTTCTGCCATATATCATGAGCCGCTATGCACAGCATGAAGCTGATGATATGATCTTCATCAGGATATGACAACAGCTTGTCCAATGCATCAAGCGGTTCGCCTTTTGAGTTTGTGAGGTTGCGTATTCCGATGACACATTTGTTGAGTAGCGCCTCGGTGCCAGGCATGGGCCCTTTTGCCTTGTCGAGCAGTTCTATTTTTTCACGGTTGGTCAGTGCCCGGTAGTCGATGGCCACTCGCTCGGATTCAGGCAACGCATTTTCTTCCTTCAGGTATTCCACATACCAAGTTCCGCCGAGCACGGCTTCTTTCAAAATCATGCAACGCCCTTTCTACGATGTCGAGATTGCAACGCCACCGGAGCAATGGAACGACGCGCTGAAACTTGCTACCCCGGCAACCTCGGTTCCGATCTGCACGTTGGTAAGATTTGCCGCAGACGCCGTGTATTTCAATTTGCTCCCTGCGGTTGCCGACACGATGAACACGACAGCAGCCGCAGCCAATGTACCCGCTGATCCAATCATGTCCAGCATGAGATTCTGTTGAGCGCTGGTTGACAGGTCTCCGCTGATCTGCCCGGATGCGTTGCGCAATCCCATCACCGAGGTAGTGTCTGCGTTCCCGAATGCCGTGGTGTCATTGTTCCCTACGTCTACCGTCATGCTCCAGTTTTTTATATTGGCTACGGCAGTCCCGCCATACGTAACCGATCCAAGAACACCTTTCATGCTTGTAGTTGCCATTCCATTCCCTCCTTATGTTGACCGCGCTACGCCACCTGACAGGTGGAACGACGCGCTGAAACTTGCTACCCCGGCGACTTCGGTTCCGATCTGGATATTTGTAAGGTTCGCTTCTGACGCTACAAACTTCCACGCCTGAGGGGATGCCGTAGACAATATCAAATGAAGTCGTACAGACGTAAGAGTCCCGGTGCTTGACACCATGTCAAGGAATCCGTTCTGGCTTGCGTCTGTTGATAGGTCACCTGCGACTTGTCCGCTTGCATTGCGCAGTCCCATTACCGATGTCGTGTCGGTGTCGCCGAATGAACTGGTATCATTGTTGCCGACATCTACGGTCATCGACCAATTCTTGATATTGGCTATTGTCGTTCCTGCAAGCGCCCCGGTCTTTACCGAACCGCTTACGCCTCTGAAGACTGCCATGTGCTCTTCTCCTTTCGAGGCTTGTCCGCCTCAACAAACGGAACCATGATACTTCCACACGGCAGTCCGTCCGATAATTTCTCTATGCAAAACTTCGGGCCATTGCCGTCAATGACCTTCCCGCACGCGGTACATTTCAGCTTCATGCAATGCCCCCCTTTATCGTCAATATCAAATCGTCGCAATCAATCAATGCGCCTTGCAATTGCCATAGAGTTTTGTTTGCCGCCTCGACAATCAATTTTTGCTTTTCAATATCACCTTCAAGATCATGTTTTCGTTTTTCTATGATCGAGCATACCACATCATAGTCATCGTAGCCATACCATTGTTTACACACAGACAGTTGCGATTCTTCCGGAGCCACAAACAGTATTCCGCGCTCCCTTGCAACACCAGCGTAATACTTCACGCCTCCACGCTGATGCGCATACTCTGATCGATGCGCCATGTTGATCCCGTATAGATATATTTCTTTGTACCCAAGATGGATTGCATAAGCCATCATGTACGCAACCGTAGAAGTGAATTCAGCCCCGACATTGGCGGCTATCGCATCGACAGGGTACGATTCAGACAACGGCATAAGCGGATCGTATTTGAGCATCACCACCGGAATAGAAACGGAATTGATCGCCGAGATCCTATCGCTGCAGTCTTTGTGCATTTCAAATAGCGCATCGACGCGATGGACGTCGTTCCACTGGTCATCTGATGTTGATGCTGTTTTATCAACTCCCAAAGATTTTGAATAAGCCGCGCTTGATATTGCCCATATGTCATATGATGTATCTGCATATGGAGCGTCGCGTTTTGATGCAGTTGATCCGATTATGCAAACCTTGTCATTTTTTCTGAGCATCAGAAACCCCTCTGGTCATGCTTGACCGCACCGACCGCCAACGATTGCAACTGCTGTGTCGTCCAGATTGACCCTGATATATTCTGGACGATTGTTGTCCCCCCACCGCTTTGCATCCCGCCTTTGCTGTGAGGAACAAACGCAAAATCTTCTTTCCCGGCCTCTCCCGCTAAAAACAATGTAGGTTTATCAACAGTGCCAGACCCACCTTCCGCCATCGGTATCGCCCTTACCAGTCCGGCGGTTGTATATGCAGCCGCTGACAACGCTGTATATCCAGCTCCCTGTACGATGTTGCCAGTCAAAAACGCTTTCCCCGCCAATAGCCCAAACTCAAGCGCATATGATTCAATGACAGCGGCCACAGCTTCAAGCCCGGCTTTTGCAAAACTTTTCCAAAGTCCTTCGCCCTCGAGCAATGAATCCGCCATTGTTTTACCCATTGCGGAGTACGCGGATTCTGTTGCGTCTTTTAGTCTTTCCTCTTTTTCTATAACCGCATCAAGTGCTATGCTTGACTCGCCTATTTGTATAGTCCAGTCGCCCCATGCGTCAGATATCTGCTTTACATCATTTCCGCTATCAATAGTTTGTTCAAGCCCTTTGTTTAATCCATCAAGCAAGCCCCATGTAGTCAATACATCATCGCCCCATTCCTCGAATACGGCATCCATTGCGTCTATGTTTTTTAATGCGTCGGCGTCGTCTTTTGCTCTTTTTTCAGTATACTTGGCTAATTGTTCTGCATTTTTTATTTCAGATTCGGCGGCTGAATCAGTACGACCTTTATATAGTTCTACAAGTCTTATCTGTTCTTTTATCGCCTTGATCTCATCTTCTTTGGATTTTATGGAAGAGTCAACTCCGCGCTTGTCATATTGTGTTATACGCTTTTGTTGTAAATCAGCAAGCTGTTGTTCTGCGACGAGAAGTTTATCCTGATTGCTTGCAGTACCATTGGCAGTACGATCCATCGCTTCGTTAAAATCATTCTGCGCTTTAAGAGCGGCCCCGATACCTTCCGCCATTCTGATCCATGCTTCGCGCCATGGCTTCAAGTCTCTTGATATTGATTGGCCTAATTCTTCGTTAAGATCGCCTAGCGCGTTGCCAAGTTTCACTTTTACTGCGCTGGCGGTTTCTCCGGCCGCTCGCGCCGCTCCGCCAAACTCGCTGGCAAGCTCGCCCATGATTACTTTTTGAGCGCTGGCTATATCGTCAACGGCCATGAAGGATTTGACCATCTCGGATTGATCATCGGTAAGCTGGACGCCCACCTTGCGCAGTGCGCCGATACCCTCGATCGGCTCGTTGAGCGCCTTTCCTATCTGGACTATCGCTGTCTGGAGGTCGCTTCCCATGACCGTTGACATATCCATGGCGGTCTCTATGACTCCAGGGAATATGTCTCCGCCGATTTCCTTGAACGTCAACAAGACGGCCTGCGCTGCTATTGTCGTCTCGTCTCCGAACTTCGTGACTTTCTGTAGCTCCAACGCCATGCCATGTAGTTCTTTGCTTGTCAATCCTACTATGTTCCCGGTTGACTTCAGCACAGCCTCAAGGTTCGATGTGGCAAATTCCTGCTGCGCCCAAGAATCCTCAAGCGCATCGGTGACGGCCTTTATTTTTTTAAACGCATCGATGACCATCTTCCCGGCGGCTACCGGGCCTTGCATCACGTCGCGCATCCTGGCGAACGTAGCCCCAAGAGTTGTATTTGAGTCGCCGGTTTCCTTTGCTGTGCGCTGGTATTGTTTCAGCTTTCCGACAGCCTCGGCAACGTCGGCTTTTATCTGCAGCTTTAGCTCTTCAACCGTTGCCATTATTTGGCCTTCTCTTCGGCGATGGCGGACTTGACTGCCGCTTTGATGGTTGACCTCATCTTGGCACGCGCAGCTTTTGCCGCCGGGCGAATGTACGGATGTGCCAGCCTGCTCTTTGATCCATACTCCGCAATGTTGGCGTATACCGATTTGATGTACACAAACCCTGCATGGAGCATCGGCGAGTAGTACGTTTTCAGGTCTTCCTTGATGTGCACTCCGTCCGGCTCTGGATCATACGGAGCGTTCTTTACAGCTGATATGTAAGCGGCATCTGTTGCGATCTTGATTATCTCGTCTGATATTTCTTCCGGGATGTTTTCATACCCGAACTTTCCGAGCGTACCTTTGATGCTGAGCGTAATCATCGTTCATACTCCGGCGTCCAGTATACCATTCCGTGCCACCACTGCTCGTCTTGATCCCTGACCACGCGAGGCCCCGACGCAACCGAAAATATTACGTTGAGGTCTGTAGTCAAAGCCCCAGTGAATCTGTTCAACGCCGTGGCAAGCAGATTGCCTATCGCTACGCAACTAGATGCGTTCTTCGAGAAGATGTCAAACTGTATTTCAGGTTGCGCCGTGTTTGTCGAGCTGAATGAATACGGCTCGTTGCTCGGCGTTACAAGCTGATACCGGATATGGTCGGTATCAAGCTCATCTGGTGCCGCTCCATAATACACGTCGCTCCCGATGTACGCGGTTATCGCGGTCTGGGTGAGCATCCATGTATTGATTGCGGCTTCGATGGTTGCCATTACTTTGACTCCACGGCGACGATCTGCAATTCGCGCCCTCGCTCATCGGGGTTTATCACGGCGGTGAACCTGAATCGTCTGCCGCTGAATATCCCGATGCTTGCTGTCGTCACTCCTTTGATATACCGCATGGTGATCTTGTGCGTCAACACATTGGCGGTTCCACCTAGTCCCTGATATTCCTTCCCGCTCATCGGAGAAATGTCACACGCGAATGTTCCGAGTAGTGTCAAGGTTTCAGTTGACGATACGCCACCGGACAGCCTGACATCGTATACCGCCATGCGGTGCCGAAGGCGTCCTGCTCTCATGACGTAACCCCCTTCCAATCCCCACCGGAAAGCACCGACACACTCTCAACTGTTTTCCATTCTTCGCCTGTTACAATCTGGCATTCTGACACAGTATACCACTGATCGTTGACACATATCAACCCGAGCGATGTTGACCCTACAGATATAGACGGATTACCGACTTCCGACACGGAATAAATCGAGTCGCCGGATAGAACGTGTATCTGCCCTGTTAACGGCTCGCCAACCGATGACGCGGAAGTGATAGCTTCGGCGAGCAGGTTGTAGACAACCACAAGCACGGGAGAGCCGACGACAGACGATGATACTATCGACGTTGCTGTCAGCCCATGGATTTGTCCAAGCGCAGGCTCGCCAACCGATGACGCGGACGATATTGAGTCGGCGTACAAGTCGATGGTTGCTTGCACTTCGATAAGCTCAGGGTTGCCGACAGACGATTCAGATGCAATCGACAAAGCGGCGATGGCGTGTGTTTGACCGACATCAGGTGTTCCAACCGACGGTGCCGACGCGATGGCTAATGCGGTCAGTCCATGAACCTGCGCAATGGCCGTGTAGCCGACTGAAGACGCGGACGACGCGCCATTGGCGGTGAGATTGTAGACGGTTCCAGCGGCGGATACCGACAGTAGTTCTTGCTGGATTATCTCGAACGATCCGGTGCGTGTATCACGGACGAGGCTTCCACCCATCCATTTATTAGATCGTCCGTTTTTTCTCTCGCCGCGCACCTTCGGCTGGATCATCAGTTGCTCGCTATCTCGATATCATACTCCGGGAGTCCAAGCGCGGTTGAGTCCGGGCGGTTGTATACGGTCAGCGCGGAATCGGCAAATATAAGCGGCGCGCCAGTCCCGAACATATCGCGCTGTTCGGAATATCCGGCAAAGGGAATACGGACATAAGCAAGCGGACGGAGTACAAGCACGTTGAATGTCCCGACAGTGGACACGGTGGAAGTTACCACGTCGATGCGCTTGACACCTTTTCCACCGGGCATCGGCAAGCGGTACATGCGCCCAAGTATAGGGGCTACTCCTGTGGCGATGGTGCCAGTATCTCTGGAAACGTCGGTGCCATCCGTGTATTGGATGCGGATTGACTGGCTTCCGGTCATTGCAGTAACTTGTTCGAGCCATATCTCGCACCCGGTAAAATCCGTCCCACTCGGTACCCGTGAAGCAAACGACGGTTGCCCTGTAAGCGTTACGTTGGCATTGTACGCATACGCTCCGCCTTTCCACAATAGGTCTGCAAGCATGACCTGTCCTGCCACGGAACAATAAGCATTTATGCGCGTTATTTTCCCAACACCATCGCCACCGAATGCGTTGATGGTCGGACATCCGGTCGTCGCGTCAGTAGGTACCACTCCAGCAGCTGTATCGGTTCCGGCCAGTACACCGGCTCCGGGAGTACCGGCAAGGTGGAACGGGCTTGACCACATTTGAGCGACGGTTGTAATCGAGGCGGTCTTTTTCTGGAGAACCATCTGCTTTGTCGAGGCAAGATAATCGTCAAAGGTTGATAAGGCCATGGCTATACCGCGTCCGCAAATCCGATATCGAATGCCGCAAGGGTAAACGTGTTTCCGGTTGTCACAGCTTGTGAGGCTGACAACGCACCAGTGGCAATAAGTCGCGAATTGCCTGTATCTGATACCGCCCAATGGCTCGCAGTCCCATCCCCGGTAACGCTTCCGTCAGTGATTGCCGCGACTACCACCTTTCGTCCATTTGGAGTCCTGTCTGTAGGCGCGCCGATTGACAACGAAGTTTTGTTGCCCAATGTATAGGTTGTTATCGCCTCGGCATATGTGGCCGGTTCTTGACTGCATATATCAAGCCTGCCGCCATCATTTATCCCGGCGAGCGCAAGGTCAAAAAAGTAATCAGCTATCAATGCCATAGTTTCTCCTTACACCGTATATTTGAAAAACAACGTCCCGTCGGCTTTTCCGGCTGCCGTAGGAGCCGATCCTGTGCCGTAAAATATTTCAGGCCGGTTTGTTATCGGTGTCGCTTCCGGCAACGCGATCCCGTTTTCATCCACCGTCATGCGCACGTGTTCCGGGCCACTGCCGCCAGTCAGCAATAGAATCTGAGATCCTGCGCGGTTCGGGTTGAGCAGAAGTCGCGGAGCCTCGGCTTGGATATAAGCATCGTTAGGGCCATACTCCGGGTAATCCTCGGAGTCATAAATAGACGAGTCAATGCCCATGTCAACGTAATTTGACAGGTCGCTCCCATTGTCGGCAGTCGCCACCCAATCGGAGGATGCAATTGCCCCTTCTTCGGTGTTGTTTATATTTGCCTGTAGCCACCCGTCAACAGAGCGGCCAAGCGCAAGCGGATTGTCCGGGAGCACATCAGGGAGGCCAATGATCACCGACTTCGTGTTTTTGTCAAACTTGAAATCAGAAGCCGCGCCAATTACTCCGCCGTCGTTGAACTGTACTTCCTTGTCAACGCCTACCGGGAATTGCGGGCTAGACCACTCGGTGTCGTAATCTGTGCCGGTTTTTTTTGTAAGCTGTTGCCCCGTCGTGCCCCCGACAGGAACCCCTATTCCAGTCGCCACCGCTCCGACAGACACGGAAACCTGGGATATATTTGAAACCGTAATCTCAACAGGAGATCCATCGTCAACCGTAACAAGTATCGGCTGTTCTACCACTGTTACTTCAACACTCATTTTTTATCCCATACTGTAATGCCAGCGAGTTCAGTACGCGGGATACCGCCAACAGTGCGCGTGTAATACCATCTGAGGTTTCTGTTTGCAAGCACTCCGGTAAGCGTGCTAGCCAATGACAGCACGAGTGTACCGGCTGATTCGTCCGTGACAGTGCAGGCAATTGCTTGTATGAGTATTCCGGCTTCGGTTATCCCTGCTTCAAATGTTTGCCCGGCAATTGTGCTCGCATAATCAATCGTCATTTCAAGCCCATCGCCAGCCATCTTGTACAGCGGGAAATCAGCCGGACGTTCGTCAAATGTTTGGCTCATATCGATATCACCTTGTCAAATCCGAGAAGCACCTTCACGCCCCACGATATATTGACTGGAGCAACAAACTGTGGCGTCGGGTTGCTGTCTTCCCTGTTTTCGTACAGGTCTCCGACAAGCATCATGATCGCGTGTCTGACTTTCGATGGCACGCTTGAGGCAGTCGCTCCGTACCCGGCGGTATAGGTTATCTTGATCCCGGCAAGCTCGCGCAATGTCGCACTTGGCCACTGGTATCCATAAGCCGGAGTTACCCGCCCGACAAAGCCGGTCGCGTCAAGCTGGTATTCTGTAACTGGTGTCCATGTCGATGCAGTCCCAGCGGAATCGATGTATGTTATCGATGATATCGCAATGGCAGGCGGCATGGGGAGTTCAAGCGCCCCGCATGGCCATGCGTCAAGTGTAAGCTCATACGTCCTGGTGATGTATGCACGGTGTTGGAGCTCTTCGCAAATCTCCCGCGCCGTGGTAATCAGCGTGCCGATATATATATCGTCGGATGTCATGTAGTTTCCGGTGATGACGGATGATCCGAAGTCGATAGCTCCGACCGCCACCGTTCCGACTACGCGGATGTATTGCTTTATCCCAGTGTAGGCTTTTTCATAAGTGCCAGCGGCTGTTATCTGTGTATACGTCTGGCCAGGCCAGTCCGCATATCCAGCCCCAAGCGTGGCGCTTTCCTGTATTTTGTAATCAAGCGTAGCTCCGGCGGCAACCGTTCCGACGCTGATCTGCACCAATGCTGACTTGTTGAGCACGTCAACGCCAGTACCGATAATCCCGTAGGCCGCCGTTATGGGCCACGCGTCCGGGGCGATACATATTGTTGATGCCACCTCATCGGCGAATGTGCCGGTATCGAGGCGGAGATGGGCCTTGCATTCCGCAAGCGTGACTGGTTCAATTGTCGGCGCGACGGATATTACAAGGCCCATTGACAACTCCTATTCGTAGACTACGACGACCGACCATGTAAGCCCGGCCGCGTTCGTCTTTGTTATGACTAGATCGTCATCGCTCCTGAGATAATGCGGGCGAGTCGGTTGCCAGCTGTAATCAGCAAGCCCGTTCATGGCTTTGGTATCAAGCACGGCATCGTAGCGCTCGTTTATCCCGGAATCGATTTTGACAATAAAGTCCTCGGCAGCGCTCGCGGCGCTTAAGTGCAACCGAACCTGATGCACCGCGATTTCCTGCGCTTCGATGGCGGTTGACGTTCCCGCCATCTGTTTGCACCGGAGCAGGATCGCTCCTACTCCGTCCGCCGTGTAGTACTTCATAGCTGGATGCAGCGCATCCACTCCACCGTAGCAGTTTTCGCGGCTGCCGCGCCATTGGCGTAGAACAGCGATGGCGTCAATACCGCCGTCGGGAATCCTGCCGACATGCTCGTTACCTCGACACCGTCATGGTAGTACGTGACCGTGCCGACCCCATCATAGTAAATCTCGTACAGCATCGACGACGTAGTGACAGCCGTCGCGGAGTTTACCGAGCTTGCGGCAGCGGCTTTCAATGCCCCGGCGACCGCTACAGTTCCGCCATCAACCTTGTAGAAATAAATCCCGTCGGAGGAAAGGTTGAGCGCGTGCGCAGCCATCAGCGTGGTATCGGTATTCCCGAGCCCGACAAACAAGTCGGACTGCGTGGCGTCGGATATCGCTATCTTGGCGCCAAAGTACAGCGGATGACCTACTGCGAGCTGGAACGGCGTACCGACTACCTGGAGGTTCGTGCTGTCGTTTTCGTTCGCGGCGTTGGTAATCAGCGCACGTTGCCCGGCGGTTGTGCCCTGCGCGATGACTGTGGTACCGGCACCGATATCGACATAGGTAACCGTGTACTCGCATGCCGTTGTGAAGTCAGACCCGAACCGCATTTCCCATTCGCGGACATCCGGCCCGACGGCTTTTACGAACCTGTAATCGTAATCGTCATAATAGACGAGGGTTGATCCAACCCATCTGCTTTTGATCATGCTGGCCCTCCTTTAGACGATCTGGATGCAGCGCATCCAGTCAATGGCACAGGTTTCCGCCGCACCAGTCGCGCTCGACTGGAGCACGATGGACGGAGTCAATACGACGGTAGGAACATACGTGGTATGAGTCGCCATCAGCACGCGGTCAAGGTAGAAGCTCAGCGTCCCGCTTCCGTTGTATAGGAACTCGAACACGTGAGCGGACGTATCAAGCACCTCCGATGCCGTGGTAGTGACGCTGTTGGCGTGTATCTCGTTGTATGCCACAAGCGCCGTTGACGACAGCGCATACCATCCTGCCGCGCTGGCTGCAATGTCTATCGCATGCGCCGCGATGATCGCGGTGTCAGTCGATGCCAGTCCTACAAAGAAATCGTTTCCGTCTGCGGTGTTGAAATCCAGTTTCGCCCCGAAGTACAGCGGCTTGTTTGCGGCGAGCTGGAACGGGGTTCCGACTACCTGGAGGTTGAGACCAGAGTTTGCTGCCGCTGCGGTTGTTATCAGCGCTCGGCGTCCTGCTACGATGCCCTGGGCTATCGTATCGGCTCCGATGACCGTTGCCGTGTATTCACACGCGGTTGTAAAGTCGCTGCCATAGCGCATCTCCCATTTCCGCACGTCGCGGCCAATGGCGTCGATCCATGACGCTTCGCTTGCCTCGTCGTAAAAAACGAGATTGTCGCCAGTTGCGCCAGCGATCATTCTGCTTTTAGGCGCTCCCATTGCGCTTCTCCTTTGGCTGTCTGTCAGCCTGCTTGTGGATCTTCTCCGCAAAGCCAATTGATATCAGCTTCACGTCCGTGGCTTCTCCGCGATCCACTACGTCCCCTGGCTTAAAGTCTAGCCAGGGGACAAGTAATTTTACCGCCATCAGGAAATGACCGTCGGCGACTCGGGCCCCTCGTACCGCGAGCCTGACATGACGTACATCACGCAGATCGGGGTGGTGGTAGCCGCTCCGCTCAGCGTGATGTTGAACCATGGCAAGCCGTCGGTCATCTCGGCCGCGTCCAGTTCGATCACCGCCATCTGGTTGGAGATTGAGTCGTTGGTGAACGCGAGGGCCGTGGTGGAGTTGAGCACCTTGGCCGCGAGCACGTCGGTGCTTGCGGTCGTCTCAAGGTAGTAGTTGAACGGGATCACCGCAGCGCTTCCGGCGGCAGCGTCGGCGGCGTTGTACGCGGTTACCGTGATGGCTCCGCCATTGGTCGCGCCAGTGGCAATCAGTACGCTGATGTGGGCATAGTTCTCCATGTTCACCGCTTCAAGAGTGGTAACTCCATTGGCGGAAATCGGATAGGAACCTATGACTACATGCGCCTGTTCGGCAATGTTAAAACCTTTCATGGTTAGCCTCCTTTAGGCCCTGCTCGCGAGAGCGACGAATGGCGACACGGTGGAACTGGTTCCCTTGTACGGGGTCAGCGTGGACTTCCAGAGCGGCTGTCCGTTGTTCCTCATGCGGAACCTGAACGCGGTTTCTCCGGTCGTGTCGAACTTGACATGGATGGACGACATGGACTGCAACCCACCCTTTTCGATTATGCGGTACTGGCTGAAATCGGCGAGGATGATATCCCCGACGGTTCCAAGTGCCGCCGACTGCTCGGCGAACTCGACGGGTATTCCAAGCAGCGTACCATACGGAGTCCCGGCGACCGAGTTGCCCGGAATGTATACCGGGAATCCGGCGGTGCCGACCTTGACTGAAAGCGCCATGAGCTGCGGGAACGCCTCGCGGTTGATGACCCAGCGGGTCTTGCCCATGTTTGAGCCCGCCCACAAGCGCGCGTACATCTTTGTGATGTTTTCGAAGTTGATGGTAGCGGCTGACTGGCCTGTTTCCTTTGCAACGGAGACGAGACAAGCGGCGTTCAGGATGCCAAGCATCTGCGCGGCTCCGGTGCCGTTTATCAGCTCGTCGTCCATCTTGAATCCGAACTCGCGCCCGAACATGGCGACAATGATGGCTTCAAGCGTGGCGGAGTCCTGCAATTCCTCTTCGGTAACGTAGCAGAGGCCGGTGAGGTTTTCCAGTTTCAGGTTGGCCTTGCCGAACTTCGGCTGTGCGTCGGTGAGGCTGGCGGGTGCTTCGGAGGTGCGGTACACCCGAACGCCGCCCTGCCGCGATCCGGTCGCGCGGGAGGTCTCGTCAACATACGCGAACTCAAGCCCGTTGAACGGCCCGGATATCGGGATGTGGTCGCAGAGCTTGACGAGTTTTCCCTCGTCATAGGCGCGCTGCTCAAGCATCGACGCCTGCTGTGTCCCGACGAGGAATCCGCCCTCTGACGAAACACTGGAATTGAGGCCGGACGCGGCATCGCGGGCACCCAATATCCCAAGCGCTTCGGGACGATCCATGTACTTCACGCTGTCTGGCGATCCCATGGCGGCCACGGCCTGTAGATACCGGCCAAGGCTTACCTTCGGATCGTCGGCCATTTCCCCGCCCTTGGCCTTGGGCGTAGCGCTCATCGTGGTTTCGGTCTCGACTAACTCGACGGTTTCCATCGTGGAAAGCTGGTCGCGCCGTTCCTTCATCTTCATGGTAAGGTCTTTCAGCTTGGAATAGTCATCGACTTCAAGCTTGTCCTTGCTGTTGACTTCACGGATTTTCTCTCCGATTTCCTGGACTTCCAGGCGGAGGGCATCGGTCTTTGCTCCCATTGTCTTTTCTCCTGTCCGTCTCCCGACGGTCAATTCTCTGGCTAAATCCCCGCCTCTGCCATCAAAGCATCGGCCCTTATTCTTGTCTGCTCCGGCGTCTCTGCGATTTCCAGCGTATCGGCAGGATCACCCTGCTGTTCAGGATCGGGGTCACCCCGATCAAGCGCCTTCCATCCTTGGGCCACCAACGCAACCGCCTCGTGCTTGGAGAATCCACCTGCATCACGCAACAGGATTTCAAGCTCGCGCGGGTTGTTCACTTTCAATGCTCCTGCGGCCTTCATCTGTGCGGGAATGTGTGCGAAACTCTTGGCGATATGGCATCCATCAAGTTTTGCGGCAACTTCCCCGTAATCTTCCGAATCGTCTGCAAATCCTTTTTCAACCGCATCCGCCGAAGTCATCCATGTTTCAGCGTCCATCATAGCGATTATTTCTTTTTCGTCAAGCCCGTTTTTGTTGGAGTATATCTTGACAAACTCTTGTTTCATTTTGTCAAGAATGTCGGCAGTCTTGCGCATCTCGTCAGCGCCGCCCCATATGCCTGTCGTTGGATTGTGTATCATGAGATACGCACCTTCGGCAATGGTAAGCTTTGATCCAGCAAGAGCTACGACAGAGCCGATAGACGCGGCAAGCCCTATGACTTCGACTTCAAGCCGGTCTCTAACCGATGCGAGAATATTGTATATCGCCATGCCCTCGAATACCGATCCGCCCGGCGTGTTCAAGTATAGTTTGATCTTGCTTGAATCCTTGACCTCATCGAATGCGGCCTTGAACTCTTTCGCGCCAATGCCCCAAAACGAATCTATCTCGTCGAGTATTTCTATCTCGGAGATATCATCTGTTTTTTTCATCTTGAACCAGCTTTTATTTCTCGCCATCGTCGGCCCCCTCTGTGTCGTCTTCTTTTTTGGCGTCCGCCAGTTTATTGTCGGCGTTTGTTTTCTCTGCGGCAAGGTTCGGCTGGCCCCAGTATTCAGCGCCTTTGTCCCCGCCGATCTGGTTCATGTTTTCCCGTGCCCGCCACTCGTCGGCGTTCAGCACCCCATCCTGCCGCATGATATGAGATACTTCGGCGCGCGTCTTCGAGTCCCCGCGCAACAGCCCGTCAACGTTGAATTCTGCGAACCGCGTAGCGTTGATTCCGAACAGCTTTGTATTAAGCTCCTGCTCCCATGCGACATAGCGCGGGAGCATGGTTGACTGCACCATCTCGATGGCGATCTGCTCGACGTTGCGCAAGCCGGAAGCGTCCGCCATTTTCAGCATGCGCAACGGGAGATTGAACCATCTGGCAACCTCGACATCCTGGAACTGCCGGGTCCCGAGAAACTGAGCTTCCTCCGGGCTGAACGTGATCTTGTTCCAGACAAGCCCTTCCTCAAGCACCATCGCCTTGTGGGCGTTGACCGGCTTGCTACGCTCTTCGATGGATTCCTTGAGATGCTTTCGTGCGCTGTCTGACAAAGAGTTTGGAGTCTGGAACACTCCGCCGGCGTTGAGCCCGTTTTCAAACAGCTTCTGCCCGAAACTTTCGGCGGCAGTAGACAGCCACAAAGACTTGGCCGCCAGCTTGATGATGCCTTCCCCGGTTATCCCGTCGAACGCAAGCCCCGGAATATGCAGGATGTCGGCATCCGGATACTCGGCATCAGTTCCGTCGGTCTGCCGGTACTTCCACGCGAGTGCGCGCCCATTGTCTTTCAGGACCGGCGCCATGCGGTTCCCGGCAAGCAGCCATATCCATATCGGACGGCCCAGCTTGTCGCGTTCTATTCTTGAGAATCCGCCACCGTAAAAAAGCGCGTGAAGCTCCATGGTCGAGCGCCACGAGAACGATGTCATCAGCGGATTCGGTTTGTCATGCAAAAGTGAATAAACAGGCGAGCCCTTGAACTTTTCCTTGTCGCCTTTTGCGTTTCGGAAGTACGTTATCAGCGGAAGCATGGCGACGTATTGGGTTCTGATGGTAGCGGCGTTGAACACGGCAGCTAGGTTCATAGCGGCGGTGTCAGAGAACGCAACGCTTCCGAACATACCGTTCCCGCCGTCAACAAATTGATCCATGCGCTTGTCTAGGTCGGCGATGCTTTCGCTTGCGCGGTATAACCTCTTGAGTCTGTCGATAATGCTCATATCATCATGAGGCCCCGCTCCTCGTAGACTGATTTGCTCTCAACCGCTTGCACTGCCCGCCAGAATGCCATTACCGACGCGACAACACCGTCAACGTGTTTCCCGGTCTTGCCTCGCTCCGGCTTCACAATCTTGATGTTCCCGGCCGGATCGCTTGCAGTCTCGGCGCACGCGATCATCCAGTTCATGACCGGATTCCCTCCGGTAGCCATTTCAGCGCCGAGCACTTTCCGCTCGAACTCCTTGCACGCTGGAGACATCGACAAGAATCCCTGCCTGAACTCCACGCAGTTGATCCCGTCTTGCATTAGGTCGGTAATCAGCCCGGTCGAATTGTATGGATCGAAATTGAGTTCGTCAATGCTGTATTTTTTGGCGTCTTCGAGTATCTGGTACTTGATAAAATCGTAATCGATGACGTTTCCTGGCGTTGCCGTGATAAATCCGTTGCGAATCCAGACGGAATAGTTGACCTTTTCACGCTGCTCGCGCTCGCGCATGTTGTCTTGTGGCAGAAAAAACCTGTATAAGAATTGGTATTTGTCGCCTTTGATCTCAGGGGGGAAACACAAGACCCACGCCGAAAGGTCGGTGGTCGTCGAAAGGTCAAGCCCGCCAAAGCATTTCCTGCCAGCCAGTCCGTCCGCGTCAACCGGACCGAAGTTGAGCGCCCACTTGTCGGCGGTAATCCAGCGGGTTTGCGCTTCCGTCCAGATATTCAGGTGCTTGGTTTTGAAGTTGTTCTGCTTTGACGGCATAGAATATGCCTCTTTGAAATCGTCGCGCATGTTCTCTATTTTTTTTGATATCCCGAGATTCGGGTTTGCCTTGATCCAGTTGGCCTCATCGGCCCAATCGTCATCGTCATCAAGGGTGAATATAATCCCGAAAACTGTATCGTCGATTTCCGACCCGTCAAGAATCCGCTTGACGCGCTGCTCCATTTCAAAGCACGGATATCCTTTTTCAAATCCAGCTGTCGTGATGACGAACATAAGCGGCTGGCGGCGCGATCCCATGCCGGTTTTGAGCACGTCGTACATACCGGAATCAGGATGAGCGTGGTACTCGTCGATCAGTGCCGCGTGTACGTTCAGGCCGTCTGATGTCGCCGAGTCCTGCCCGAGCGGAACGTACTTTTGCGCTTGCGCTTCGATTGTCAGCGTGTTCTTGAATACGTTTATCATCCCGCGCAGACTTGGCGACGCCTTGACCATGCGCGTGGATTCGGAGTGTATGATGCAAGCCTGATCGTATTTTGTAGCCGCCGTGTACGTTTCTGATCCTGGCTCGTTGTCGAAAAACGCGAGATAAAGCCCAGTAGCCGCCAAGTCGGTTGACTTCCCGCCCTTGCGCGCCTCGGTGACATAGGCAGTCCTGAACCGCCTGTATCCGTCCGCACGCTTCCAGCCGAAAATGTTCCACTGGACAAACTGCTGGTGCGGCTCGGGCACGAACACCTGCCCGGCCCATTCGCCCTTCGAGTGTTTGCAGAACTGGTAAAAGTCAAGCCGGTTTTGCGCCGCGTCGCGGTCGAAGTACAAACCGCGCTCGGCACCGTGCTCGATGTCATCAAAGTACCGCTGACATGACAGCTTGACCCACTTGCATGCGACGATTTTTCCATCGAGGACATCTTGAGCATACTGCTCGGCTGGATGCAACGTGTCTGTCAGCGGCTAACTCCCACGTCTCACGACGTTGTACCTCTAACGTGTAATGCATTTATATCAGTTTGTCAAGTGCGAATGTAAAATAAAAAAGACGGCACGGATTAGCCGTGCCGCCTTATGTGCCTGCCAACCTAGCCCGGCCCTGCCGTGCCCAGCCTCGCCCTGCCTGCCCAGCCACGCCGGGTTATTTATACTTTCATTGCCTTTTTAGCTTCTTGCAGGCGCTCGCGGACTTTCCCGAACGACGGCACCAGATACTCGTATGCCTTCGCGGTCGCCTCGGCTTCCCCGATGGTCGATTCGAGCCTGCCCATTACCTGCACCCGCAACTCAGGGTCTGACAGCGCCTCTTGCGTCGGGATGTATGTCATGGCCTTGTCGGGTTTCCCGTGCACATCGGAAAACCGGACAGATTCAAAGGCGCGGTAGACCTGCTTCTCAGGCTCGCTACCTTCCGGCGACTCTTCGACGGTGACAATCATCCTCAGCACAAGCCGCGCCTGCGCAAGCCGATACTGTTCCCCGGCCTTGGTGTTGTCCCATTCAAAGCACTTGTGCAATTCGCGCTTTGAGTTTTTAGCCGCCTTGACTACGCTCGCCGCATCGCGGTAGCCAATCGCCATGAGCTCGTCGCCGACTTTCTGCGGATCAGCTTTTCCGAATCGGCCTTGTTTCCATTCAAAAATCATAGGTACCTCCCGATGTGCCTGCCAACCTAGCCCGGCCTTGCCACGCCTGGCCTCGCCTCGCCTGCCTCGTGCGGGAGTTGCCTCCCGCAATGACTCAAGCCTCGTCGCCGACCGCTACGTGGAACATCCCGAACAGGCCATCACGTTCCGGCCTCCACTCGCCGACGCCCACTCCGAATCCGGCGAGGTTGAAAAGGTTGACGATCTGCTCGATGCTCACGGCGTCGGCATTGTACCTGATCGGCAAGACGACCTTCCACAACTTGAATTCAGGGCGATAGCGGATGTCGGCGGCTCCCATTCCAACTCTAACCATATCCTCGCGCATGGTCGGCTTGCCGTGAATCTCCACCAGTTCGCCCTCGATGTGGAACGCTCCGCGAAGCTCGGTCATCTTGAGGCCGTCGGAAAAGCGTCCGCCAGCCGACACCGCAGCCGCCTTGAAGGCGATGGTCGGGAATCCGGGCTTCCCGTTTTCCAGCCGGTAGAATGCTTCCTCATAGTCCTGTTCCGGGTTCTTCGCAGATTTCGCGGTCTTGGCTTTTTTCATCTGCTTGTCGAGCATTTCCTTCTTCGCCTTCGCACTCCATGCGTGTACGATAAGCGGGGAATCCCCGACTAGCACGACATCGATTTTTCTGATGTCGATTTTCTTCAGCTCGATTACCTGCTCTGTAACTTTGGCCATGGTGGCCTCCTGTCTGCTGGCTCCCGATGTTCGGGTAGCCCGATAAATCCGCCGCGCGTCGATGGCCAACGGCCTGCGCGCGATCATCAAGCACTATTATATTGCATTGTAACCACGCTGTCAACCCTCAATCGCGGAATTCCGCTGCTTGGCCAAGAACTTGGAAAACTCGTCCTCGGCTTTCGGCGCTTCGATTTTCAGCGACGACCGGGAGGTGGGATTCATCCCGAACCTGTCGAGCAGTGGCGTGATCGCTTTTACAATTCGCAACTGCATCGCTATGTCGCCGTCAGCTGTCGCGTCCTTGTAGTTCTTCCACGTCCGCCAGAGAAGCTCCCACGCGATCCCATCCGTGTTCGTCAGGATGCCAAGCTTGACCAGCACCCCGCCGTAGTAGTCCCATGCCGGCTTGATATCCTTCATGTCGTCGGGGCAGGGATACAGCATGGCCTCGCCCTTCGGCGGATGCGGTATCGCCCGCTTCCCCGGATTCCCCCTCAGCGCCCTCAGTTCAGCCGGTTGCGGCTGCGGCCCACGTTTGCCCATCATCTCACCTTGCCTTTCAATCAAAGGTTAACCCAATATCATCGGCGCATCAAGCCGGTGGCATCGGAATTCATCAGGCTAGTATATCCCCAAAACTTGCGGAGATGTGTTTTAGAC